GTAATTATGGGTTAGCATCTACTTTGCCTCAACAACCATTTCAAGACAATCTTGATAGTGATGTGGAAAGATCTATGATTGCTAATGTAGCAGATGAAATATATAATATCTCTAGCTCTAATATTGATCCTAATTTATATAGGCAAGTTTTAGGTGAAAAATTAATATCTCATCAAAAAGAAACAAGTGCGTTAATTAATACTATGCTAAATGGATTAACAGGGTTGGCTGAAACTGTAGGTGTTCTTTTAGATGCATTTGTTGACCACGAACATGCATTACCAAAAATAGAATTAAATTTAGAAAAAAGCATTACTGCTGCTGATAGATATGTGGTTCCTGCAAGATATGAACAACAGCCGCCGCAAAAAATTACTGTTCCATCGCGGCGAGTAAGAGTTAGAACAGGATATGATATGAAAAGACGGCGCGCTATTTATATTAATGTTAATATGCCGGGCTTTCAAAGAGAAGTAGAAAGGCCGCCTAAGTTAGTGCGCCCAGCGCGTACACGCGTTAGACATAAAACTCATAAGATTAATTTTGAAGCCATTATTGGCGGCGAAGAAAATCCAAGATTTACCGCACCTATACAAACTGATGAGCCAACGAGCGAAGAGACTAATCAAGTATTTGGGAGTGTCAACACAACAACAAAGACACAAGTGGGGTTAAAAACAGAAAGGGTTGATCAATCTTCGGAAGAACTAATTGAGTTATTTAATCGTCAAAAAGATCAGTTAAACATGATATTTAATAAGGCAACAGATTTTTTAAGTAAGAATCAATTTATAAATTAGAGAGTGTAAAAATGCCACAATCAGCCGAAAATTTTGGTGGTAAACCAGCAATAACAGATCCTTTTTATCCGGATGGGTATACATCAACTGATCAAGATAGGCGTAGACTTATAGCGCAGAAAGAAAAATATGCACCAGCGGTTGGGTCTATTAATTTTAAATTCCCTTTGAAGTCGGTTAATAGAGGATTTTTCCAAGGTAACACTACTACTATAACAGCAGTTAGAGAAGATATAAAAACCTTATTAATGACCGTCAAAGGCGAAAGAGTAATGAATAAAAATATGGGTACTAATATTCCTGTATTAGCTGGTCAATTATTTGAACCTATTAGACAAGTTGAGTTATTAGAAAAAATTAAAATGGAAATAAATAATGCAATCGAAACTTATTTACCTTTTATAAAGTTACAAAATGTGAATCTTACAACGAGTGAAGACGATCCAAGTTTAACTGTAAATCAGGTAAGGGTTTCTATGGCTTATATTATAAAAGACCAACAAGCTATGGCTGATAAAATTACTTTTACAGTAACATCTACATAGAGAAAAAATATGCCAACACAAAGTTTAAATAGAGATATTAATTATTTATCTAAAGATTTTGATTCCATAAAGGATGACTTGATAGATTATGTCAAACGTCATTTTCCAAATGATTGGCGTGATTTTAATGATGCATCGGGAGGTATGGCTATATTAGATATGATGGCCTATATTGGAGATGTCTTAAGTTTTAATATTGATAGGCAAGTAAATGAAGCTTATATTAATAGAGCAGTAGAGGTTAAAAACATAGTTTCCTTAGCCGAAAATTTTGGATATCGGCCGAAAAATAACACTCCAGCTATTGTTAATTTATCAGTTAGTGCTGATTTTACTACTTCTACTTCGGGAAATGAATTATGTAAATTGAAAAAAGGTGCAAAAGTTTTTACAAATTATGAACCAGTCGTCCCATTTGAGATTTTAACAGACGTTGATTTTTCTCAACCAGACCATAGAGTAGTTAATCCCGATAATGGAGGAACTACTACAGTATCTATTTCTAGTGTTTCTGCAGCTGCCGGTGTGACGAAAACTTTTTCTTACAAAGTAAATGATGCAATTAAGTTTTTGAAAGTTACGTTGCCCGATAAAAATGTTAATGAAGTTGTATCCGTTTCAGCAATTGATGGTGCTCAATATTACCAAGTAGATTCATTGGCTAAAGATACAATTTTTATAGGAGATATAAATGGGGATGCATCCACTTCTGGAGATGCGGTTTATATATTAAAAATAAAAAGAGTACCGAAAAGATATACTGTTGAATTAGAACCTAATGGATTAACTTCAATAAGATTTGGTTCGGGTATTATGAATGAGGCTGACAGTGAAATAATACCTAACCCTAATGATTTTGTTTTGCCGCCATCATTAAGAGGGTCGCCTTCTGGTTTTGCTCCAGCAGCTATTCAATCTACCAATTTTTTAAAAACCAATTCATTAGGAGTTGCACCTAGAGACACCACTGTTGTAATTACATATAGGCAAGGCGGCGGTGTTAATGGAAATGTTGGCCCTAATTCTATTACAAGGTTTGTAGAAAAAGAAATACAATTTATTACTCCTAATTTTTCTAATGATAATGCTGACAAATCTCGTACGATATTTGAAAGTATTGCTTGTAATAATGCATATCAAGCAAGTGGTGGTGAAGAAGGCGAAAGTATTTCTTCTATAAAGATAAATGCTATAAATAATATGTCTTCTCAATTAAGATGTATTACATTACAAGATTATCAAGTAAGAATAATGTCAATGCCATCACAGTTCGGAAGTGTTTTCAGGAGTTTTGCAAGAAAAGATCCTACAAATAATTTGGGAGTAGAGTTATTTTTAGTTACAAGAAACTCTGTTGGCCAACTAACAACTCCAAATAATGTTATAATTAATAATGTAGAGAAATATATACAGCAATTTAGATCCTTTTCTGATAGTGTAAAATTTAATGCAGGGCGAATAGTTAATATAGCAATAGAATTTGTTATTGTTCCATCTCAAGACGCTAATTTTGCTGAAGCATTGATAGATACAATATTATTATTACAACGACAATTTGATACATCAAGAACAAATTTTAATGATTCAATAATTACATCAGAAATAATTGCTCTTATTCAATCGCAAAAATCAGTTTTATCAGTATCAGAGTTTAAAATTATAAATAGAACAGGTACAGTAGATGGAAGAAACTATTCTAGTGTCGCCTATAATATAAATGCTAATACATCTTCGGGTATATTAAAATTTGGGCAACGAGATGTATGGGAATTAAAATATCCTAATTTTGATATCGTAGGTAGAAGTGCTGATCAATCAACAGCCGCAGCTCAAGGTGTTGCCGGTGGCAGCGCTGGCGGCGGATATTAATGAGAGAATAAAATGAGCTACGCAAGAGCGTTTTCAAAAATAGATACTTGGATTACGGAATATTCTACAACTGCTAATTTTGGATTAACACCTGTATTAGAAGTTTGGAACAAAATTAATGATCGCCGTGACGATAGAAAAGAATGGGCAAGAATGTTGATGAAGTTTGGCCTTACTTCTTTAAGTGCCGGTATTGTAAGCACAGGTAAGTATCCGGACCCAAGAACAGACTCTACTGTATCTGCATATATTTATATGTTTAATACACCATCTACGGATACGGTACCGGAAAATTTTGAAATATGGAACTTTCCTCTTACATCTAATTGGATCGAAGGTCGTGGTTTAGATAATGATAACTTTAGTAATACGGGATTTGCGAACGCTCTATCAGCTACAAATTTAGTACCGTGGAAAACTGCCAGTAATGCTGGTCAAACCGGTGCGAATAATTATGTAGGATATGCTACTAAAGTTTATGATTCTAACTCTGGCTCATGTAGCTTTGCTAACGGTGAAGAAAATCTTAAAATAGATGTAACAGATTATTTTAAAGCTTATCTTAATTATTCCACAGGAACAACTATTGCTAACGGTGGTTCTGCTGATCATGGTTTTCTTTTGAGAATGTCGGACGCACAAGAATGTAAAGACGCTACTGAAGCTACTGCTGCTGGAGTAGCTAATTCAGTCTCGGCTGAAAACTTTTATTCTAAGAAATTTTATAGTAGAGAAACAAATACACAAAAAACGCCTTACTTACAGCTAGAATGGCCCGGCGCTATTAAAGATGACAGAAGTAATATAAAGTTTTCTAAATCAGGTTTGTTGTTTTATTATAGTGTTGTTGACGGTGCCTTAACTGATTTAAATGGGACCGGCCCATTTCCTGGTCATGTAACATTAAGTGCTGATGGTAATACCACAGTAGCGGGTAGCACTGGAATCGCATCGGGTATTGCTGTTACAGCTGGTCGTCACTCAAAAGGAATTTATAAAGTTAATGTTGGAGATGCTGGAACTGAAACTGCTGCTGCTGGTTTAACAGGAATAAATATTGGGGTTTCTGCAGCTACTTCTTTTACCGATAGTTGGACAGTTACTACGGCTGGTGAATACAGAACTGATTCTTTTAATTTTAGTTGCATATTACCTACATCGGGCCATAGTAATTATACAACGTCTAATTATCAAATTACACTTAGCAATCTTACTCCTAAATTTCAGCCGGGAACTACCCAACGAATACGAGTTAATATTAAAGATAGAACTACTGCTTTAAAAAGTGTTACGGGTAGCAGTACTGCTCAAAACAATTATGTTGTTAAGTCGGGTAAGATTCAAATTAGAGAAAAATATACAGACGATATTGAAATACAAGACTTTGATATTTCTTACGATTCTCAAGGAAATTTCTTTGA